TTAGAAAACCGTAGATGTTTTCAGGCGCACTTCGGTGCGCCTTTTTTTTATGCTTTGTTAACAGTAAATGGAATTAATGTGTTATCGCTGTGTGTATATCGCGGAAATTCTACGACACTCGTTTTCTCTAAACCTAAAATCCTATCACCCATTGCCTTGAACCCTGCGTCAACTTTTTTGCTGACTGCAACAGCACTGTTTAATCCTGCTCTTGCTATAATCTCACTATTTTCTGATTCTTGAGTGCGAGCAGCAGTTTCAGTTGCTGGTGCTTCTTCTGGTGGTTTTTCTGCCATCACATTATTTGTTGTTGCAACTGATGGGGTGATACTTTTAATGAAAGACGCAGTTGCAAATTTTGATGTTTTTGCTGCTAGATCTGCAGTTGTAATTACACCATATGGCTCTACAACATCTAGACCTTTATTAAGATTATAGTATTTTGCTGTTGCAGGATCTGTAGCTGACGCTAACACAGTTCTTCCTTGTCTTGCGAATCCAGGTAAGAAGATGTATGAGTATAAAGTGCCACGATCAACACCAGTTTTTGGTAGTTTTACAGATTCAAAATACTTATCAACATAATCCATCTGCGCACTTCTACTCATTATTCTCAAAGCGGCAGTTGTTGTCCCCAAAGACTGCGCAGTAGATTCGGTAAATTGAATCAATCCAGTTGCGGAACCTTTAGGATTTTTTGCTGTAGGATCTAGGCGACTTTCTGCATACATCACTGCTAGCAAATCTTCTGATTTTAAATTATATTTTGTCGACACTTGTTCCACTTTTGACATAAAATCAGGATCATCCATTGCAATTAACTGTGCACTGGTTTCTGACGCTGCTCCTCTGTAATTATCTCCAGCAACAGGAGTTTCTTCGTTTACAGTATCATTTTCAGATGGCAAATCTTTTGGTGGTTCTTGTTGTGTTTTTACAGGCTTATCTTCATGGATCATTGAATAAACTTTCTCTGCGAGTGAACGTTCATCTAATAAAAGCGATCCAAGATAACCACCAAGCGTTCCTACGAATGCACCGATTGATGTTCCAACTCCTGGAAAGAGTGCCGTTCCTGCCAATCCACCCAACACAGTTCCCATTGCAGGCATGCCAACATATTCAATTAAATTTTGATAACTGTTGATCATGTTTTCTCTATATTCTTCTTGAGATATAGTTCCAGATGCTCTGTCGGCTGTATAATTAGACATTCTGGATACTTCAAACGCGACAGTCGCTAACTGAACGGCAGGCAATCTTCTGCCCAATCCTCTTAATGCGGAATCCACGAGTTTAAATTTTCTCATTTGAGCAGAATATTTTACGAATTGAGCAGATCGTTTGCTGGCTTTTCCAAATGCTTGTTGAGAAGTCATGCCGCGCTTCATAAATGCTCTTTGCATATTTCCTTGAATTTGTCCACGAGCCTCTTTTGCAGAAACAGGCGTCAACTTACCCTTTCCTCTATTTCTAATCATAGAGGCTGCACCTGTGATGGCTCTCGTAGCAGCATACGTTCCAAGTGTTGCTATTCCTGTATCCACAAACTGACTTGTTTGTTCAGTAATTGGAGAATCGTATGCTGCCTTACCGCCAGCACGAGTTGCTATTCTTCCCATCGCACCAGGAAGATTGTATAGAGAATAGGCTTGAGCAGCCAGTGTCCCGAGTCCAACTGCTCTGAGCGCACCGACTCCAAGTAAGGCTAACAGTTTAGGATTTTTAATTAAGAATGGAAGAAATTGGCTGAATAAACTGGAATCAACTTCTTTTTCTTTTTGTTTTGGCGTTTTTTTGGCAGTAACACCTCGCGCTCCTCTTGGTCTAAGACCAGGAGATGTTTTTTGTAAAGCCTCTAGTTGTTTGTTTATATTTTCAATTTGACCTTTTATGGTCTTAGAGGCAACTGGAATTCTTACAGAACGAGCATTAAACATGTTAACATTCATTCTTCTCTGCATTCTAAATGCGCCGAGTTCGCCGTAGATGCCATTAATCAAGGCAGTATTTCTTTCTGTGATACTTGCTAATAAATTTATCTTTTTGTTTAAGTTTCCTATAGAAAGCGCGGTAAATTGCTTAAACTTTTTTTCTTGCGCCTCTTTCTTCATTTCAGCTTCATCTTGCCGTCTCTGCAAAGGTGTGCGTTCGCCGAATGCAGTTTGCGCTACAGTTGCTAGAAATTCAGATTTAGTTATAATTCGGGTTAGATTGTATACCGAAAATCTCATCGCCAAATCTTCACGAACCATCATAGAGAATGCTGTTCTAAGAGGAACATTTTTCTTCTGTTGGATTGTGTATAATTGACTTGCGATTGCTGCTAACGACATTATCTTCTCTTATTCTTCTTTAGTAATCTTGATAAATCTTGCTGCGCTTCCATTTGTTTTTGTTTGAGTTTCTCCGTTTCTTCCTTCACCCAAGTATTCACCATTCCAATATACATGTCTCTTTCCCACGGAATCATGTTCTCTAATTCCGTAAGCGTGTATTTGTATTGGTGAGTTAATGTAAACATGTTTTCGTAGTAGGCTTTTAAACTAGCCCCACGAAAACTCATGTAAAAAAATCGGTGAGACCCTCCATATGCAATGTATGTTTAAATCCACACTTCTGACATTCATGCTCGAGATCATAATTGATCTTTGGCAATTTTTCAAAAAACTCAGTAATACGATCGAACTGTTCTTGGGTTAAAGACTCAAGGAACTGGACGAACTCCTCTTTTGGACTTTCGTTAATGTAATACATGCCATTCTCATCAAACACATAATCTGCACACTCATAAATCATGTCAAATACTTTTTCGTTGTTCTCTGCAGTAACCATATCAGAGATTGGCTTAAATGTCTTTAGAGTTGGAAACTTTAACACAATACCAATTTTGTCAGTAATGTAGATCTTCGGAGAAAGGTCAGCGATTGGTGGTTTAATGTCTGTAACATTAATCGTCACAGGCATCATGTGTTTACACTCAACCTCTACGTCAATACCTTCCTCGTTCTTTTCAGTTCCAACCACATTACGACACATAAAGTAGGTTTCTACCTTCTCACCGACCGAATGAGCGCGTAAGTTTAGGAACAAATATTCAATATCAAAGATCGGCAATTTATCAATGTCTAATTCTTCTACCAAACAGTTATTAATAATCTGTTTGATCGTTTTGAATACGGTATCCTCTTCACCACTTTGTAGAGCCATTAAAAGTAACTTTTCCTCTTTTACTAGGAAAGGTCTAAATTTAATTGGCTTTGGTAGCGAGACTAACTTCAATTCAAAAATTGGTAAATCAATTTTAGGCAATGGCATAATTATACCTCATTAAGCATTTCTAGTTCCACTGTCAGTCGAGAAAAAGTCCAAGGATTGTCTAGTGTTTCTTATAGGAGGATCCACAATATTACCTGAGTCCATCAGATTTTTAAATGTTAAATTTTTAATTCCCGTTTCTACCGATACATCTTCGTAAAAGAAACTGACAGTCATTTTGTGAAATCCATCATCAGCCCAATTAGAAGGCATAGAAGCAAAATTTAATGGAAATGCATTTGTTAATTGCACAGTCATGTATTTCGATAAATTTTTATCTAACCCACCTGTAGCAGATGAATTAAAATCAAATATATCTCTAATAAATCCTCTAATTCCTGCAGATTCATCGAATTGAATTATTTTAATTTTAGGGCAAACTAAATCGTCGAAATATCTATTTTCAGTATTTCTATTAGATGTGGTTTGGATCCATTTTGCAAATATTTCGTAAATAGGCAACCTACTATTATGATAAAAAGTAAACGTAACCTCGTTTAATTCACGCAAATATGGAACCTTTAATTTTAGTTTTCCAGGAATTCTATATTCTGTTGTTGTTAGCGATTGACCTGGAAACTCCACTGAATCGCATAAAAACGTAAGTTCTTCTGCTGTAATACCAGAATAATCGCCAGCGATAGTTTTACTTAACGCTGGAAATTGAACACAAAACCTAGAACTCTTTAAAAAATTCTGATTTAGTATTTTATTGATATCATAGTATCGATATCTATTCTCAGCCGTAACTGTTACTACAGGTAAACCGTCTGAATCCACTGTTACGTTTTCGTTCTCTGCCATTAGGTTTTATACACCATCTTTGCGGTTGGGAGAAATATCGCTGTTTCCCAATTGTTTGGCTCAATATAGATTAGCGATGAGCGAATGTGGCTTAACAAGTATCTCTTAATACAAGGTTCTATGAGTTTGTATCGACGTGATCTAGCCAATAAATCATATGACAAATTTAATCTGGTCGAGTCATTGTATTTATCGTTATTCACGAAATCCAAGAGTTTGTCCAGCAAGGCTAGTCTGCTGTATGGATCTAGATAGTGCAAGTTTAACCCCAAGAATCCATCTGGATACATCTCCATTGGAATGACGAGTGGGAACTTATCATAGACTGGGAGAGTGTCCTTGTGTTTTGGATCATAGTGATAAAAATACATACGACCGATAAAGGCTTTCGGTGAAATTCTGGAAGCGTCGTTTAGAACATTAGAGCGGTCTGATGGAATACGAAGTTGCCCAATCTTCTGCCCGAGCCACGCTCTGGCGGCATCTGTTCTAGGGCGAATGCCAGCGGCATTCATTTCCTTACTGATTTTGGTAATTAATGACATTATAGACCCAAGTCTTTCTCAGTTACGACCTTAAACTTCCAGTTTCGATCCTTGCAATATTCCACGGCAGCGTTCCATTTGGCTTCGTTAACACCCCAAGTCACCACCTCGCGAATGTATTGCCTAGTAACTCGGCTGCGCTTTTGTGGTGGTTTCGATTGAGTGGAAGGTTTAACCTCAAGAATCATCGCCTCTGTTAACCCATTTCGATTACGAATTCTTACAAAAAAGTCTGGAAAATATCGATGTATCTTATTGTCGACTGGCGATAAATAAGGTATGACGATCTCCTCATTAGACCATTCAATAACGCTTGGATTATCGTCTAGGTGCACCATAACTCGGCGTTCCCATAACGATCT